CCGGTTTTCTTGATCTGGCTTTGATCCTTCTGCCTGGGGGCACTAGAGTATTCGTGCTTGGTGACCCTTGTCAAAGTGACTATGATTCTGAGAAAGATCGGCATATACTAGGGCCGCTACGGGCTGATGTGTTACGCTTACTTGAGGGTTGTGAGTACAATTTTAACATTTCGAGCCACAGATTCCAAGGTTCTATTTTCAAAGGCAGATTACCATGCAGCTTTGCCAGTGAACCTTCGCTGGGTAACGGGAAGCTAAAATTGCTTGAGAGTTTGGATGCTATTGATTGTAAGGCCCCCTACGCGGGTGTAGCTCTGGTCTCGTCTTTTGAGGAGAAGAAGATCATTAATGCATACTTTGGTGAGGGCTGCAAATGCTATACTTTTGGTGAAAGCACGGGTCTGACCTTCCGTGAGGGCTGCATTTTGATAAGCGATCTATCTGCGCATACAAATGAGCGAAGGTGGTTAACAGCTTTAAGCAGGTTTAGAGTTGATGTAGTCTTGATTAACGCGACGAGCACTAACTGGAATGTCATCGAGAAGCAGTATTGCAAGCGTGCACTAGGGAGGTTTTTAAGCCGTACAGCGGCGAGAGAGGATCTGCTGGAGCTACTTCCTGGCATGCCTAACTTCTGTTTGGGCTTTAACCCTGTTCTGTATGGAGCTGATGAGGAAAAGAGGGAATTGAAGCTTGCGGGCGATCCATGGTTAAAAACAATGATTGACTTGATGCAAGTGGAGGATACGCAGGAGGTGGAATTGATAGAAAGCGTCGCATCAAATGAATGGTTCAGAACGCACCTCCCTCAATGCGAGCTCGAAGGAGTCCGAGCTCAATGGGTGCACAAGATTATGGCTAGGGAGTTCCGGGAGAAACGGATGGGTTACCTCACGTCAGAGCAGTTCACTGATGAACATTCGAAACAATTGGGGCGGCAACTCACCAATGCTGCTGAACGTTTCGAAACCATTTATCCACGCCATCGCGCGTCAGACACAGTGACCTTCATCATGGCGGTACGCAAAAGATTGAGGTTTTCCTGCCCCATGAAAGAGGCAGCGAAGTTGCAACAAGCTATGCCCTATGGGCCCTTTTTGTTGAAGGAGTTTTTAAGCCGCGTGCCACTGAAGCCAGCTCATGATCCACGCATGATGGAGACGGCCAAATTTGAATTTGAAGAAAAGAAAACAAGCAAGAGTGCAGCCACAATAGAGAACCATAGTAACCGATCTTGCAAGGACTGGCTCGCAGACGTGGGCATGGTTTTCTCAAAATCCCAACTGTGCACAAAGTTTGACAACCGATTTCGTGATGCCAAAGCAGCGCAGACGATTGTGTGCTTTCAGCATTCAGTACTCTGCCGCTTCGCGCCCTACATGAGATATATAGAGAAGAAGCTGCACGAGGCATTGCCTGAGAGATTTTACATACATTCGGGTAAGGGTCTAGGTGAATTGGATGCATGGGTGCGACGTGGCTCATTTGGTGCACTTTGCACAGAATCTGATTACGAGGCTTTTGATGCAAGTCAAGATCAATACATTATGGCATTTGAATTGTGTCTCATGCGCTACCTTGGTTTACCAAATGATCTCATCGAGGACTACCGGTATATCAAAACACATCTAGGGTCCAAATTGGGCAATTTCTCAATCATGAGGTTTTCCGGCGAGGCGAGCACTTTTCTGTTCAACACAATGGCCAACATGCTTTTCACCTTTTTGCAGTACAAGCTCAAGGGGGATGAGCGCATCTGTTTTGCAGGCGATGACATGTGCTCAAACAAAAGGTTGCATACATCCATTGAACACTCCGGTTTTCTGAG